ATCTAAGTTTGAATGTTCGTCGAAGGAGAGATCCGTACCGCATACTATAGTTTTGAAATACTTCTACACCGAGACGCATCATTGAATCTTCCAATTCATCAACTTCTTGCCATGCCGCAAAACACTCTTCTGATGTTCCCGAAACGTAACACTTTTCATCCGCCTCATCGAGTGCTTCCGCGAACCTAAACTGAAGGCGCGGGTTCTCGAACGTTTGAAATGCAATATTTATTTTTTTACTATACGTACCTTCGAGAATGTTCTTACGAATTTGGTTACGTTTGTTTTCCGGGCTTGGAGGAATTGAAGAAACTCTAATCATTTACTTTTTAACGTAATATATCTTTAACACGTTAAAAAGTAGGTGTGATCCCAGCGGGGGTCGAACCCGCGACCTCGGCGTTGCGTTTGTGACACTAAAGTCACTTAGGTATACCTAGTAGTGTATAAGCACCGCGCTCTAACCAACTGAGCTATAGGATCATATCTATACATCAACCATAAACTTTAAGCCAAACACGACTTTTACTAACCGTAAAACGTATTCTTTGTATTCAATCATTCGCACTGTACTGTACTGTACTATATAATGTAAACTTTATACCCCACACGAAGGGTAAGACTCCAAATCCAGTGATTGTCTCGGTGTTGGTAATTGTCGCGAAGACTTCTGTTTCAATATCCATTTTTTTACCACATTTGATGTTCGTAATTCATCACTTTTAGTCATATCTTGTGATATTATACTTAACCCGTTACATACATCAGGTTTATTTTCTTTATCGGGGAACGTTTCGTTAAACTCCTCTATTGTATGTGAAGGTATATCGGGTGCATCGTCAAGTAATCTATCGTATTCTAGACGCACTTTATTTACAAATTCTAAAACGTCTTCACGATATTTCGTTTCGAGTGATAATTCCATATCAATGTTCCTATAAAATTTTGAGTATTGTACACACATGACCGAGTGTGATTCCATCATACGCGAAGAATTGTTAAACTTGGAAATAGATGTAAGTATACCCGCGACCACGTTCAAAAACGCGAAAAAGTATTGAAAAATAACAATTTTTTGTTTTTGTTCGGTCGACATGTTTTGATCATTAGGACTTAAGACCGCAAAACCACCAACACCCGTAATACTTGATATGATTATACATGGGTACGATAACCAATCGTTCTGTTTCTTATAAAACATACGCGCGTGGTTATGTAGCCATCGATACCCGGCAGCCTTCTCGGCCCATCGGATTAGGAGCTTTTCTTGTTTTGGACACCAATGATGTTGTTCTGGTATAGTGTCTTCTCCCATTACTCTTTCTTAGAAAATAAATAAGCATATTCGCGTGCCTGTGTATCAACACGCTCATTGTTTACGTTTCCGTTATGTGCCTTAACCCATTTAATATCGACTATATCAAATTTACGTATCAACTCGACCATTTTTACCCATTCATCTTTATTTTTTACGTCACCACCTTTAGATGTTTTCCAACCGTTACGTTCCCAATTTTTAGACCATTCCGTTAGACCCAAGCGTACATAATTACTATCAGTAAAAATACGAACGGTCGTGTGTCCCAATTCTATAAACTTTTCTAGAACTTTTATTATTGCAGTCATTTCCATAACGTTATTCGTAGATACCTCTTTACCACCTTTATCTTCAATTTTAGGGTCCGTGTTTATGAGATACGCCCATCCACCGGGTCCGGGATTACCCAAACAACTTCCATCCGTGTACGCTTCGATCATTTATTATATACATAGGTTTAAACTTTATATTTCAACAACGTGTTCTCGTTTATATGGGAACAAGTAATAATAACATTTAACCACCGGATTAAACAATACACATGAACCACCCACAGTTACAAAAATTATTAAGAATATATAAGCACTTTTCATTTATACAAAAAAGACTTAAAATTTTAAGTATTTATAATATAAAACATGTTCCACCAAGATTGGGATGAAGTTACCATACATGGTAAAAGTGTTACTAAAGAAAAAGAAAAGGAAAAATACGTCAAGTTCATGGGTCAAGAGATCAAATTACCTAAACGGAGTCAATATTCGGGTAAATCACCGGAACAGAAACTTGATGAAACTGAGTTAGGGACGCACAAAAAGGTCAGTAAAGAAACGGGGTTAACAATCCAACGGGCACGTGTCGCAAAACAGTATACGCAAAAAGATCTTGCTAATCTCATACACGTATCTTCAGACATAATTTCGTCGTATGAATTGGGTAAATCGATACCGGACCCTAAAATATTACAAAAACTGCGTCGTGTTTTGGGCGTTAAACTTTAAAATTTGTTCTAAATTTTAAAATCTAAATTTTATTTGTATATATTTTTTAAATTTTATTTATTTGCTAGTAAACGTTTAATACACGCTTAGTTGGAGAAGGCGAGGCCACCCATACCCGATTGCACACGGAGAACGTTGTAGTTAACCGCGAACATGTCGAGGTTCTTGTTGGTAGTACCGACGTCGGCACACTTGATGGCGACTTGCGCGTTATCAATTCTGGAGAAGTTACATGTACCAGTTGGTTGATGCTCTTCTGGCTTAAGCGCAAACGAGTACGAGTAGACACCCGCGTATGGGTTGCCGGAGTGATGTTGGAATGGTTGAACTTGGTTGAAGTATCTACCTTGTTGTTCCTTGAATCTGTCTTGGCCGTTGAGAACCAATTTGAACGTGTCCAAGTTACCGAGGGCTTGTTCAGTGAACACCTTAGAGGTAGATGTCTTGACATCCAAGGCTGGGCAACCCATTTGGTTCGCAGAGATGTACGTGTTCGACACCGCGTTTGGCACAGTCACGAAATCAACGGACGCTTGCGTGCACGCACTGGTCAAATCGTACATACCTTGGGCATCGTCGGACGCCGCATCCGCAACACACCAGACCAATTCCTTGACTGGGTGGTTGTAGGACAATCTGACTTGCTTGGTCGCGTTCTTGGTGACCGTGTCGGTACCAGTGTGCTGGACTTGTTCGATCAAGTATTCGTGACCCTTTTGCGCGAATCGTCTACGCTCTTCAGTGTCAAGGTACACGTAGTTACCCCACACTTTGAAAGTGGAAGTGTTCAAGTACGTGTCAAAGTTGGACGCCAAGTCAAAGTCAATTCTGACTTCGTGGTATTGCAAGGCAATCAATGGCAAGGCCAATCCTGGGTTACGGTTGAAGAAGAAGACGAGTGGCAAGTAGACGGTACCCGTGGCAGTGACAGACGAGGACGTCATCTTACCCCAGTTGGTTCTCTTGGCGTCATCCAAGTACAACTCGGAGTACAATCTCCACCATCTTTGGTAGTGTTTGTCGATTCTTTGACCACCGATGGACAATTCAGCGGACTTGATCGCACGCTCGGCGACCCACCCGGTAAACGCGTTGGCGGCGTTGGCGCCAGTGGACGCAGCGGAACTGAGCTTCTCAGCATCGTTCAATAATTCGATGTACATGTCACCGATCAAATCACCGTTTCTGGCGACAGTCACGGAAACGCGACCCGAGTTCGCGGCAGTACCGTTGACAGTTTGTTCGATAGTTTCCATCGCGAAGTTTGTGTGGCGTTTGTAAACCGCCTGGAAGAAAGTGACTTTTGGGTTACCAGTCAAGTAGACATCTTGTGCGCCGTAGGCGACTAATTGCATGAGACCACCGGCCATTTTATTTGTTTTGTACTATAACATGAGATTTTTATTTGGGACGATTTCGCGAAAAAACACGATTTGATTTTTCCTGGTACATATAAATGTCAAACGACGACGTACCAAAACTTGAATCCGTAGATGAAGAATATATCGAAATTGAATCCGAAAATGAATCAAATAATGGGGATGGTGATTCCGAAACAATTTCTAGTATCTCAGATGATCAGTCTACAATTGCAGAAAAATATCTTTTAAACCCAGATGAATTAGAAAATGACGATTTTGATGATGAGTATATGGAAGATGAAACCTTTGGTCTGGATAATATGGGTGCTCTTTTAGGTTCCGTACTAACAAATGAGGAAGGTGAAACTGTATGCTCAGCCCTGGTAAACATATCGAGACAACTTGAAGTTCAGAACAAGATAATGATAAAAATGTTAGCTCAACTCCAAAAAAGAGTATAAAAAATTAGCGTGTATTAATTATAATACAAGAAATGGATCCAAATACCTTATTCATTACTCCGGATGCAGACCGCGAAGAAGCCTTTTATCACGATATGGCAAATCGCACTGACGATCTTAATCCAGAAGAATTATTAGGGGCAATAAAGTACGAAGAGAAAAAGGTTGGGTTACTACCGGATAGAAATAATACAGAACTTGTTAATTTAAATCCAGTAGAACTCGCGTATAAAATATTCTTTTCACCTGAAGAATTAGATATTACAACGAATAGACCTAAATATGTAGATATGAGAGTTAAGGAAAAAGTATATAGACATTTATTAGATCGAAACAGTAAATATTTTAACCGTGCAAAAATACTCGAGATACTTTCAAGTGATATGGGAAGTGACGATGATTTAGATCTAGGGTTTAGAATCAGGAGACTGACCGACCAACTCTGTGATTCGTGGAACATTGTTCTTAGTACTAATCGTATTTACGACCGTAAAAATAACCCAACACAAGTTCCTTTGGAAGTTACAACAAATCCATCGTTATTTAGATGTTCCATGCCAGATTTTGAAGAACTTAACGTATTCCAGAAGTGTATAATGGCAATTTTCGATTCTCTTCATAAAAATGACACGAAACGTTACCGAGGGTATACGTGTAAAGAGATTATAACTGTTGAAGGACATAAGACACGTGCTTGGAAACAGGATGAGCCCATAAAAGATTATGTTCACCGAATCGCTAATAAAGAAACGTGGTATGAACTGTGGAAGGATTTAACATCATCAAATGGGACAGCTATGTTTTCTCAAGTCATAAAGCATTTAACAGACTGTGCAGATATACAATTTCCAGAAATTGTAAAGAATAGAAGGGTTTGGTCGTTTAAAAACGGTATTTTTATAGGTTCGAAGTGGTCTGATAAAACAGGTTTGTATCATACGGTATTTTACCCGTATCAATCAAAAGAATATAAAAATCTTGATCCAACTATCGTAAGTTGTAAATATTTTGATCTTGATTTTGAAGATCATAACATGATAGAAGACTGGTCAGATATACCAACACCTCATTTCGAAAGTGTTCTCACGTATCAAGAATTTAGTGATGATGTGATTAAATGGATGTACGTTTTAGGAGGTCGGTTATGTTTTGAACTTAATGAATTGGATAAATGGCAAATTATACCCTTTTTAAAAGGGATTGCACGCTCGGGTAAATCAACTTTGATCACAAAAGTTTTCTGTAAATTTTATGAAACGGCTGATGTCAAAACGATAGCGAATAATATAGAGAGGAAATTTGGATTATCGTCTATTCATAACGCGTTAATGTTCGTTGCACCAGAAATTAAAGGTGATTTCCAACTCGAACAGGCTGAATTTCAATCTATAGTTTCTGGTGAAGAAGTTTCACTCGCTGTAAAATGTGAAACAGCTAAAACCTTGATATGGAAGGTACCGGGTATTCTCGGAGGTAATGAAGTTCCGCAATATAAAGATAAATCGGGTAGTATTTTGCGACGTATGGTCACGTTTCATTTTGGGAAACAAGTTACCGATACAGATACGGACCCAATGCTCGATACAAAACTCGAATCTGAAATACCAATTATAATTGAAAAATGTCTTCGTGGGTATCTAGAGTATGCTCAAAAATATCAAAACAGGGATATTTGGAGTGTACTTCCTAAATATTTCTTTAAAATTCGGGAACAAATTGCTTCAGCTACAAACCCATTGGAAAGGTATTTACAACTAGAAATGTATAAAAATTATGAGATCAAATTGGGTGAAAAATTTAAATTTCCAATTGACTTATTCGAAGAAATGTTCTTAAATTTTTGCGGTGATAAGAAAATTGCTCGACCAACTTTCAATAATGACTTCTATAACGGATCGTTCAGTACGCGTGGTATTAAAATACAGAATGAAGTCAATGATTATTGGATCATCACGAATCCAGAAAGGTTAAGTGAACCTGATAATTATAAAGGTAGAAAAGTTTTATACGGTATAAGTCTGGTTGCTAAAGAAAATACAAAGGGGTATGATGTAACCAGTTATAGATAATGATTAAAAATCTCAGAGTAGTGTAAGTATGGACCCTCGTCAATTCGTCAAAAATTCTAACGTACAGGTTCAGCGTTCGGATACCATTCCAAGTGTGAGTAATAATACACGAGGAAATGTACCAATGTTTAACGAACTTCGGTTGGGTAAATTTAGACCAGGTATGTATAATGCCTTAATAAATAAGCTTTTCAAACCCGAAACCAACGGTGACAAACGCGTTGATATCAAATATATACTTAAACAGAAACCTAAGGGTCATGCATCCATATCAGGTGGTATAACCATAGACGTAAACGAAATAAAAGGTATTTACGGAAGATTTCAAACTGGTGTTATTCACACAAAAGATTTTGGATTAAAAGGGGATTTGAATTTAGATTTTTCTTCCGCGCAGTTTACCGGGTATATGACAAATGGTATAGAAAAAAAGAATTTTAGTTTTAATATTTATAAAACTGGTAAAATTAGGTTATCGGGTGGGTTTTTAGGATCAAAAAACCTTAAAAGACAACCTGAATCTCTTCGTAAATATATAATAGATACGTACACACAAAAACAGGGGTTTTTATATAATGATATATCTTACAATAATATAGGGGGTCAATTTTATACGAATGCGAATTTTGAATTATCAAAAATGACACGGGAATTTGTTAAGTTACGTACTTGGGGTGTATCTTTCCTTCAATATGAACCGGAACAGGCACCCTTTCTTTATATAAAATATAAAGATCGTGCATTCATATTTTCTACAAAAACAACTAAATCGGGATCGGGTGTTGTTCAAATACAAGGTGAAGATAATCCGGATGAAATTGAGATTGCATATAACATTGGTGTAGAATTGGTTAAGAAATTACATGAAAATGGATATACTTTAGGTTTAGTTAATAAAAATGTAAACGCGAATAAAATTTCGATTGTTTCTGATAAACTGAGAGCATCGACGTGTCCCAAACCTAGAAGACCACCGTGTAAAGAAGGGTTTGAAACTAAAAAAAATCCACAGGGGTATGATTGTTGTTTCAAAAAACCAAAAAGAAAACCCGTTGCAAAGAAACAATCTGTCAAAAGAACAAAGAATATGAAAATTACGTATGATAAAGAGGGTATAATGAAAATAGGAGGATTGAAATGTGAAAGACTTACCAAACCAGTATTACTTGAAGTTGCTAAGAAGTTGGGTGTTGTTGGTATCAAGAATAAGAATAAAAAGGATACTATATGTAAGGCACTTGATAAAATTGAAAAAGGTAACTCTAATTTTAAAATAGATAGTAAAATGTGTAAGGATATGAAAAAGGAACAACTCGTATCGCTTGCAATATCTAAAGGTATACCAGTAAATGATTCAGATACGGTAAAAATATTATGCCAAAAACTTCAAAAACCAAATACACCGAATACACCGAATTCACTCGCAAACGAAATGGAAAAAGTTTTGTTAAATTCTCAGAAAAAAGAAAAAAGGAAACCTACTAATATAAAACGTAAACTTGATGATAAAGGTATAAAAAATGATATCATTAAACTTTACGGTAAAACTTGGATGAAAAAATACGGTAATGTTATGAATATTAATAAAAATGTAAGAGACGTTAAATCTGAATTAAATAGAATGGAAATAAATAAACGATTAGTAACTAAGAAAAATGGAGTATTGAAGAAACGAGAGGCGGATAAAATTAAGAAAGATATGGTATACAGGTTTAAAATGAATAAAAAAGAGGAATTAAAAGAATTGTTGATCGGAAAGGAAGCTAATAAAGTTTATGGTAAATTTGGTAAAAATGTGGTAAATAAAGTCGTTAGATTTATCATGTCTTTTCCTAAAACACCGGCAGTAAATAGTAATAGAGTTATTAATTACATTAAAATGACGAGAGAATTATCCCAACAAAAACCACTCCCATTAAACAAGAAAAGAGTTATACCACCAAAACCTAAAGTTATACGAAAACCAAAACAAAAAGTTGTCAATAAAATAATTAGACGTCCAATTTCTAAACCTAACACGAACTCGAACTCCAACTCGAACTCCAACTCGAACTCCAACTCGAAGTCGAACTCAAAACGTAAATCAAATAGTCAATTACTTAATGAAATATATAAAAATTTCGAAAGTAAAGCATTAAAGAATAAAAGGTAATAATTAAATATAAATGGAAAACCCTCGTGTTTTATTAAATAATCATATTCATTTAAATAATGTATGTGTAGACGATAATAAAAGATGGGATAATTATATAATTTCGTCTATTATAGAAGGAATAAACTATACTATAATGGATTACATTAACATTTATAGAAATGTTAATGAAAATGAAAATGGAAAAATTATGTCTAATTTAGAAAAAGAATATTATCTATGTGATGAAGATTTTATTGATACAGAATTCCCAGAAATTTATATGGAAACAACTAGAGATTTTCATGAAAAAGGTTTAATAATGTATATTTATGACAATTTTCAAAAAATTGAATCTGCTAAACATAGACGAATTATGTTTTATTTTATGAACATTTTACATTTCGGTTTATGAGTTTTTCTGGTTCGGATATTTGTTTAAGGTGTTTCGCATGATATGAAAAATCATACCCAAGAAAATGATTTTTTATTTGATCCGATATTGAAAAGGCATCTAATTTGTTAGATACTTGTGAACACACGGATTTTACTTCTAATTCTAATAGTTTATCTTCTTTCATTATAAAGTATTTCAAAGACTCATCCATTATACCATTCGTTTTCAATTTTTCAAACATTTTATTCGATTCACCGTTTGAAACATAAAAGTATTTTGGTGAATATCCTAATACGTGTATATGTTCCGGTTTATCGGGATCGTGAAACATCATTATTATTACACATATAATCAATACCCACACTAACATGTTTTATTACTATTCAACATATTAAAAATATCTTTTATTTTATAACAAATGTTAAATAAAGTATCGATATCTGTGAGTTTTTTAGGATCGACAATTTCAAGTTCTAGTTGATATATAGTTGAATCTTCTGAATCCTTGTCTCTATTACCACCTGCACTCACTGTCCTATCTATAGATAAATTTTTCCTGATATAAGAATTGCGTTCTTTTACAATTTTTCTATCCCAGATATTATCATTATTATCATCTTCTTCGATAGGTGTTTCCCTAGAAACACTGAAACGAATATCAAACGGTGAGCCTTGTAACTGTTTAAAATCAATATTTTCAAGTCTTTCTTTTTTAATAAACGTTTCTTCACCAGTTACAGTGTCTATAGTTAATCTTGTATTATTGTCTTCTCGGGAATATACTTCAGATTTAGTCTCTACAATTCTTTCCCATCCGGAATATTCACCAAAACCCTTTATAATATCAACATATGTATTCGAGCCTACGTTAGTATCAAAAAATAATCCATTAAATCGTCCCAAACGAAATTCCATTTCAATGTTTTCCTGATCTTTATATTTATCAACTATAGGTTTTATAGCGTCGCATATTTTATGTACGTCCATTTTGTTTACATTTTTAATAACGCGTCTTCTTCTTAAGTCTTTTTTATCTCCTTTTTTTAGATGCATGGGTTTACAAATTTAGGAAATACATGTTACTTCAACTCAGCTGTGCAGATTTTATTGAATATGAAAGAGATATCATCTCATGTATTGAATAATAAATATAAAGGTGATTGTAATTTTACAAAAGCGTATGAAAATTTAACTCATTTATACTGTACAACACAAGAGACTAAAGTTTTTACATTGGGACCTGTATTAAACGAATTTGTAAAATTATTTCCTAGATTTAACATCGGAAATCCACACGATGCACAGGATGCTTTATTTTGTATAATAGATATTCTTGAACGTTCGTATCCGTATATAAAAGAAGTTATATACGGTGAAACAAATCAAATAACTATATCACCCGTTGGTAAAAATACCGTTAAAATACCTTTTTGTATTCATATACTAAACATGTCAAGAGATATTAAGGATATAAATACAATGATAAAAGAGAGTAACGGATGGAATACAATAGAAGATTACGTAGACAACGATGGTAAAAAACATAACGTGGCTACAACAAGAAATATTTTTTCTAAATATCCAAATATATTTATTGTATCATTTGATAAAAAAAGTTTTGTAAAAATAGAAAAAAATCTAAATATTGGAAATAATATATACGAGTTACAATCTACAATAATTCATAAAGGTATTCAGTGTGGTGGTCATTACATGTCTACTATAAAAATAGGTGAAGGTTGGTTTATTCAAGATGACGACAATTTAGGTAAATTAAACGATTTACCTAAAGAAGATAATCATTTTATATTGGTCTACAATCTAAAAACTCCTTCATCATAATATTTTCTTTAATATTTACCAGTGTTCTATAAAACGTTCTTCTACTGTTCGGAAACGTTTTATCAGTTCTTTTTTTTAAAGGTTTCCACCAAAGTGGTCCATCTTCCCAAGTTACGTACATACATTCAACAATATCGCCGTTTTTCAACCATTTATAATCTTTTATACGATCTATTGGTATAGAAGATTCAAATATATGTTTACCTTTATCTTGGATATATAATTTATATACAAATGCACCCGGTACACACCCAGCTGTTTCTACAGTCTTTTCCTTTTTAACGAGGAAGTCAATTGTATTTTTATTTCGTGGTTTCCATTTAAACATTGTTTCATGTGTACCTATTTTTATAGGTGTATTAACTGGTGTAAATATCAAACCATCAACTTCTTGTTGTATTTTTGGGAGATAGTTATCCATAAATTGTTCAAAATCACTGTGTAAAAAAAAATTCTTTACACGTAAAATAACGGGATCAGTACTTAGAATCATTGACTTTTTCACAACCTTTTCACAATTTTCTAAACGATCAAATAAATTTTTATAACCGACAACTTCTCCACAATTCATCAAACAATCATAAATCATGAAAGTATTTTCATATAACTCACCCTCGAGTATGGTACCTTTGAAAACATTCATTCTAAAGTTTAACGGTACCGTAAACATTTCTAGTGCCCGGTTTATAAATACACAAACTCTTTGACTACAAAATTGCATAGCAATCATCATGTATCGCGTACCATCAGTTTTTTCACATACAACATAATCATTCTTTTCCAAAATACTGAAATGTTTTCGTTCTATGGAAATAGGTTGACAACCGGGAAATATACCCTTACCCCTTGTACCCCATGATTCTTCCATAAAGTTTATCGTATATTTGTAAAGAGGGTCGTCTTTTTTTACAAACACACGGTTCATCATGTTTTATATTTTAAATTTAATCTTTAATTACTTTTAACACCGGCGGCGTTTAAGAGATTACTTATACACTCATGATTATATGTCATGATTAACTTAGATTTTGGATACGCTAGAATTTTGACACCAGACTCTTTAAATTTACGAAACATTATTTCCATTTTTGGAAATATTTTATAAGAATTATTTTTTTTATCTTTTATGTGTTTTGATACATTTTTTGACATGAGTAACCAACATTTAGAACTTGTTTCTTTCACGTTATAGTAATCACCAATAACCCTGTTTGTAACTTCTGTATCAAAATGTAAACCAATTTGTTCAACAGGTTCTTTACATTTGTCATTTACTTTAGCCTTAAACATACCCCAATCTATACCTTCGAGAACACCCGGAAACACCAAACAACCAACGCCTTCGTGTTTGTCAAAACACGTCTCCAAACTTGAATCGTCAATTTGTATACCAAAATCTATAAAAAGTAGTCTATCATGTGTCTTGATATATTTATGAATTGTATCCGCTTTATCGAAAGGGTCGTCGTTAACAAATGTAACCTCATTTTCAATACCACCTTTTTGTAAACATAGTAAATTAAATCTGAGAATACTGTGTAGGGTTTTTACGTGACATGATTTACTTCTAGTAACTATTATAGTAGCAAACTTCATATTATTTTTATAATACAACCTAAACCTTAAGCCTTTCTTCTAAACACCCATGAAATGGTAAATTACCTACGTGTCCTAGTGTTGTTTGACAATCTGCGTATATTTTACCACCAATTTGTTGCCATCGTCTACAAAAAGCATAATCTTCTGAAAGATATCTTTTATTACCCGGGTCAATCATACAATCAAAAATAGCACAATAATCATCGAAATCCCTGTTTTGGTGATCATTTTTACAATTTAAATCTTTATAATGTTCGTGCATTTTTTCCAAAGCCTTACGACTAATTAACATGAACCCCGTTGGACCATCCAATACTTCAACAAATCCATTTTCTACATTTCTGTGAGTGGCCCCGACATTAGCAACTAGACTCGACGAAAGCATTGATAAATCACGTTTATCACCTTGTTCGAGAGCTTTTTTTGCTTGATCCCACATAACAACTTTTTTGGGATAAATAGCAACTGAAACTTCGTGTCCAGAACGAACTAATCTGACAACGGATTTGGGATCAAAATCCACATCAGCATCTATAAACATGAAATAATCACAATCTGATTTCTGCATGAATCTACCAATTGCAACATTCCGAGCTCGATGTACAAGGCTTTCGTTTTCAGTCGTATCTAATACCATCTGTATACCCTCGCGTATAAATTCAAGTTGGAGTTTTATTATACCAATCATATACTTTTCTAAACACAAACCGCCATAACAAGGTGTGGATATAAAAACGCGAATTGGTTTAGTTTCAGACATTGTAATATATTCTAATCTTCTTTATCCTCTAAGTATTTTTTTATTATACTTTCAATTTTATTAATAGTTGGTATAGATACCGAACATTTTTCACATATAATATTTTTATTAATGTTATTTTTCAATACAATGTATATTATAACCGAAGCTACACTGTTTGGTGTTTTACTCATTAACTCTGAACAGTTCTCGAGTTTAATTGACATTCTATTACATTTCAATCTTTCTTCCCGTGTAATTTCGAATGAATTAAGTAGTCTTTGCATAACGTCGTTAGGTAGCGTTGTGTAATTTTTTGTAACATTACCAAGTAATGTTTCTCTAAATAATTGAGAAGTTCTACTTATATCTTTTGGTTGTATACAAAACATATCGGATATTTCTTTAGTAGATCGAGATACATTAGACATTTTACAAGCGTATAAAACACAATTTCCTTTTATACCTAACCTAACAGCACCTCTAGTTAATTTTTTTTCGTTGAATTTTTTATACATCATTTTAGCATCTTTTAAAACAGTGTCGGGAAGTAAATAACACGCTTCTTCAATATCTTTGTATGCGTGATAGAGAGATCTATCTCTATGGTTCATTGATTGATGAAAATTTATTTTAGCCATTCTCTTATTCTGATAGGTTCCGTTTTTTTGTGTAGAAATTATAGTACCCTTACCCCAAGCTTGTGAAAACAATTCAGGGTTTGAATTTGGATTACCGCACCGAGAAGGGTCGTTTACTTTACCATCTTCTGATATACCACTTGTCCATTCAGGGTTCTCGTCTATAAAAATATTATCAACTAAACCACAATTTGAACATGTAGGTAAACCTTCTTTTGAAATTACTTTAGTACTTTGACATTCGTTACATATATGATTATTGATCAGCTTTTTTATTGTTGGTTTTTTTTGTAGTCTATCTACGATAGACCATATAGTAGCTTCATCCATTATATTTTACGTACTTAGATTTTAAAACAATGATTTTCGCACTTAGGTTTTAAAAATTCAATTCATCCGCTTGTATTTTTGCGTGTGTTTCTAGAATATTTACTGTTTCTTTGAAACGCATAGAACCAGGGCTTCGAGGTTCCCAATCGTTCCATTCTCTATCAATGGTAGTATTGTTTGGTGGTGGTATAATCACCCCATCAACTTCATCGTCTGGGACAATAAAGCCCTCAAGATCACTCCCGTCATCATCAGATTCATCTACTATTTCACTGTCTTCATCAGAATCTATGTCATCTATCATTGCGTATAAGTTATCCTTAATGTTTTTGAAATAGGCTGGAGACTGGTGATGTTCAGAAAGGCTCATTTCTTGAACGAGTTCATCTTTAGTTTCATCTAAATCATATAAACGTGCACATTTATACGTTAGGGATGTTTCGGAATAATACGAAACAACAAGGTAGTCTTCGTTACTTTCCTTTACTTTGGCGTACAGTTCATCTTCTATATCATCCTCTATATTAACAAGAATCCGAACTAAATCTCCAGGCTGTATTTCATAAAAATTAATCATTATTAAAGTTTTCAGACAAAAATATTTACAGATATTAGCACACATGGGAGTCCAAATTTTATCTAAAGAAGGTTGTCAATACTGTGATATGGCGGTTGATTTATGTAAGGAATACAATTTAGAAAATAAAAAGGTTATGGTCGATAAAGATGAACTAAAAAAACGATGTGGTGATAAGGCATCGGTATACCCACAAATTTTATTAAATGATAAATTAATCGGAACTTATTTTGACTTCCAAGACTATTTAGAAAATAGTGAACCAATGTTATTACCAACTTTAGATAGATTTACTGTTTTCCCTATCGAACATGAGAATCTTTGGACGATGTACAAAAAGGCACAAATGTCCAACTGGACAGCTGAAGAGATTGATTTTTCAAAAGATATGGACGATTGGGTGAGTTTAAGTGAAAATGAACAACATTTTATTAAATATATACTTGCTTTTTTTGCAGGATCTGATGGTATAGTGTTCGAAAACCTAAATAATAACTTTGCGAGTGAAGTTCAATATACAGAGGCACGTTCCTTTTACGCTTACCAAGAACATAATGAAATGGTTCATGGAGAAACATATAGCAAACTTATTGATAAATATATAAAAAATCCAACTGAAAAAAAACAATTATTTGAAGCTATACAGACAATACCATGTATAGAAAATAAAGCAAAATGGGCCATGAAATGGTTCGATCGTGAACGTCCATTCGGTGAGCGTTTGTTAGCGTTTGCCTGTGTCGAAGGTATATTCTTTTCGGGGAGTTTCTGTGCTATTTTTTGGTTGAAGAAAAGAGGATTACTTCCTGGTTTATGTTTCAGTAATGAACTTATAAGTAGGGATGAAGGTTTACATTTAGAATTCGCAATAGAATTATTTAAAATGTTAAAACATAAATTAAGTAAAGTTGTTGTTGAAGAAATTGTTAAAGACGCAGTTTCAATTGAAAAGGAATTTATTACTGATGCATTACCGTGTAGTTTGATAGGTATGAATTCAGAAAAAATGTCGGAATATATAGAATATGTTGCGGATAGGTTGCTAAAACAGAGTGGTCACGATAAAATTTGGGGTACAAAAAATCCCTTTGATTTTATGGAGAATATATCACTCGATGGAAAAACTAATTTTTTCGAGAAGCGAGTTGGTGATTATGGTAAATTGGATGAAGATTCAACTTCAATTGAATTCAATGAAGAATTCTAATTGCTAATAACAACTTTTTTCCCGTCCTCACAAGAGCACATCACGGATTTCCCATTACCACTTTTATATTCAGCTGGTTCTGGTAATACCATAGTATTAGTTGTATCTAACGATCCCAAATTCAAGCCTGTATCGATCATTGCGAATTGTTCTTCTGAGATACCTGGTAAGGGTTCTGGCATGTTAACCATAGATGGTGGAGCTTTCATAGACTGTTCAACCTCGGCTTTGACTTCGGCTTTGACTTCGGCTTTGACCTCTTCCTTTAATTCGGCTTTAACTTCAGATTTAACCTTCTCAGTAACTTTACCTTCAATTTCAAACGCCTCTTTTTTAACATTCATCATCAACCAAGAAATCAATAGAAAAACCAGAGAATGAAGTGCAAGACCTTTTGTCGAAGGACAACCGGTTGGTGTGGATACCCACGAACCAAATATTTTTCTCACAACGCGAAACGTATCTGGATTAGCAATTACGAAAAATAACAATGCTGACATTAATGAAATTAAAAATTTCTTTTCTTGGACTTTACCTTTACATCCACAACCACAATCCGAAAATAATAAACTTTTTTTTTGACCTGAGCAGTGACCCATAGTGTTTTATTAATATACGTTTAGAAAAAAACTAACTTAAAGTTACAAGATATATATAGTATACAATAAATACAATGTCTAATAACATTCAAGTTTCCAACAATTTCGAACCATCTACCGTTACTTTCAGTCAGCTGAAGAAAAATAAAAATGGTGGCAAGTCTGTGATGTTAAGTCAAGACAACAAAAAGAAACTCTACTTACAACTCCCTTTTATGAGGTCACCTTTTGGCCTAAGTGCTTTTACTGACGAAGCTACAAATAAAACTTCATATTCTCTCGATTTATCTTTTGATACTGATAATGAAGACGCGATGATGCTCTCGTCTAAGTTTACAGAGTTGGATGAAATTATCCTTAAAACAGTAACTGAAAATTCGAAGGAATGGTTAGGTAAATCTTACGATATTAATGTTATCCGTGAAGCTTTATATAAACCACTCGTTCGTCAGGGAAAGGAAGGGTATCCTAATACATTAAAATTAAAAGTTCAAACGAACCAAACGGGTGATTTTATCCCCGAGGCGTATAGTTCTGGTAGGGAATTAATACAAGTTGATCAAATTGAGAAGGGACAGAGGTGTATGTGTATCGCCGAAATCAATCAAATTTGGTTCATTGATAATAAATTTGGTGTAAGTGTTCGCCTGTCACAAGTACTGTGTGGTGAATCTACCAAATTACCATCGTTTGCCTTTCAGGGTTTGGATAAGGAACAGGATGAAACATTCGATGATATCATGGATGATCTCATCGACGAATAAAATATTATTATACATTAGACCAATATGGAAAGAGAACGTCATTTAAAAAATTTAAAAATTTTATCCAATATCGCAAAAAATAAAAATAATACTACATCACGTAAAAATAATATAGGTAAAAATCTAATCAAAAGTATGAAGGGGGTGGGATGTCAGCCAGAAAAATTTTTACATTTACCATCCAATAAACTTGTTTCGCTTTCTATAGAAGATTCTGTAAGTACGTCATTCGGTACTGCAAAAATTGGTCAAGGTACGTTTGGTCAAGTTTATCTGGGATGTGTAGATAAAGAGTGTAAAAAAAAAGTTGCTATAAAAGTTGTTCTTAATGAAGATATAACGCACGAATATAAAATAAGTAAGCGTTTACATTCATACGGTTGTATAAAACCATACGCTATAGAAAAATGTGATAATTTGATGTTTATGTACACAGAATATGCAAATAACGGAACTCTGAAGTCGTTTTTTGAAAGTAATAAAAAAAAGTTATTACCGATACATTTTAGAACCGTAATAACTCAAATTTTACACAGTCTTTATAAAATACAAAATAAATATCCAACTTTTAGACATCATGATCTACATTGTGATAACATATTGATAAATAATAAAAGTCCTTCGCGAGTTAAACTATTAAAAGTGTATAATTCCACTTTAAAAGTTCACGATATAGGTATTCAGGCATTGATATCCGACTTTGGGTTTTCAACTATTAAAGGTATTAAAAATCAAGAAGTGGATACACTTTCCTATAAAAGTAGTTATGGTATATACAATGAATCTCATAGAATGTATGATGTTCATTACTTTTTGAACGCTGTTAGGCAGGAAATAAAGAATTTGGGTCTGAAAAGTGGAACAGAATCACTTCAATTTATAGATAGAATTCTTCCAGCAGAATATTTAGGTAAAGAATCGAGTAAAATAAAAAATCACCGTCTTCGATCTTCACCTTTAGGGCACCCAAATTTACCATCTTTTAAACAGGTGTTTAATGATAGATTCTTTTTACCTTATAAAAAAGCGTCTATCCCTTTCGATATAAGTACTATAATAGGGAGGCGAAAATCATCTAGTCCAAAAGCTATAATTGTTAAACACGGTGGTGGTAAAGTTAAAAAAACAATGCAACAGATTAGAAACGAACTTGCATCCAAGAACAGTAAATCGGTTATCAGGAGACCAGTTATTAGAGCAACAATGCCACCTTCTAAACCCAGTGTTAAAATTTCTATGGCAGATAAAGGTTATGTAAGACTTAATGGACGTAAGTGTACTTCGTATAAAAAATCAAACATAGAAAAAATGGCAAAGAAATTAGGGTTAAATACCGAAAATAAAACGATCGTTCAAATATGTAAAGATATTAAATTAAAATATATAAAATAAGTATATAAACATGTTTGCCGTATTAACTTTATTAGCTGTAAATATTTACATACTCACACACACAGGGGAGTCAAAGATTCAACCCAAAGAATCTGTGAACACTGAACAAAAGAAAGTTGAATGGACAGTCTACGGTGCAATGTGGTGCGGTTGGACAAAGAAACAATTGGCGTATTTAGAAAAGAAAGGTATACCTCACAAATTCATCGATTGCGAAAAAGGCAATTGCGATGGAATTGATGCATTCCCAGTTATGAGAAGTTCAAGTGGTGAAGAAGTCAAGGGTTATAAAGAAATTTAAATACCACGGGCAACCGCAATTGAAAGTGAAAGGATAAACGCGTCAAGGAACGTATTAATTGGTTTAAGTACAGTGATGTGCTTGACGAGTGATTTGTTCCACGCAAATCGAAGTACAAATGTACTTATAAGGATAGCAAGGATGAAAAGGAGAATTTCCGTTATAACATCGTTCATTTTTTTGGCGTTGGCAAGATCTCTAAGCATTTTACTTATTAATAAGATTTTATTTTCTACCATGTTATTAATGAGGACCACAAAAACAATAAATAATAGTAAGACACTCCCCCTGAGTGGTTCCGAACCTACGTACACACAACGTCTATGGGGGCGAACTGTTGGTATAGGAAATAACAATTGTTATGCATATGCCGTAGGTGATTATGAAAGTTTAAGAATGCAAAAAAGTATTCCAGGTGAAAGAGCGGGTATACGTAATTTGAATCATTCGTATACACACTGTAAAGGATTACCTCAGCGCGTTATTGCTGATAACCCAAAAAAAGTTTATAAAGTTGATGCTTCTACAAAGTGTAAACCGAATCACTTTAAAGTAATGATGTTTGTAGCTCCTGGTAATAAAAAAAATTATTTTAGACAAGGTGATTTCCATTTTTATAAACAACACGGCGTTGTTAATTATAAAGTAAAAACCGGTAACACGTATGAAAGTATATCCAAATTTTTTGGTGTACCAATTAGTCGTATCAAAAAAGCTGGTAAATGCGTTCCAGGAAAACTCTTAAAGTTTAAAGCAAACGTTTTTAGTCACAAACGTGGTTGGGCAACTGCACCTTTACTAGTAGACGCTAAAGGTAAAGCTATAACCGATCCAAGAAAAGCATCTAGGAATTACCCTGGGTTAGCGTACAAGAAGTATTGTAGCTCATTCTGTGTTAAGGATAGAGGGATCAAAGTCGGTCATACTCATCCCAAAGTCTCCAAGAACACTCGATAGGTCATCTTCATGATCTACATTGAATATCAAATCAAGAGCATCGAGTACTAGTTCATTTTCAAGACATACCGTATTTGAAGTAGCTTCGTAATCGTTGTGTACTGTAATCTGAACCCTAAAATTAGATCCATCGAACACTTTACGACATACGGGACAAGTTACTTTTCCCTTTTTTTTCCAGTTTTCTATACAATGTGAATGAAAAACATGTCCACATCTAATAGATTTACTATTTCTTGTTTGTCGAACATCGTTCAAACATATGGCACATTGAGTCATTATCTAGAAGACTTAAAGAATTTATTAACCGTTTTATTACGTACTTTATTCCGTATC